TTTCTATACAGACTGATTTTGTGCTGGTTTGACTTGCGATACGCAAGATTTTTTATCTTTACGGCCTCTGGGTTTTTTGCCGCCCACGCAGCCATACTCGCTGCATTCCTTTTGCGCAGGTCATCCCTATTTTTCTTGTTGTACGCATCCCTAGAAGCCTTCATCTTCTCAGGGTTCAACTTTCTGTACTGCTCGTTCTTTGCCTTTATGCATAAAGAGCAGTAATAGTGAAGCCCGTCAGGCCTCGATCGATGCTGACCGAAGCTGGAAAGCGGCTTGACCTCGCCGCATTTGGTACACTTCTTGACATCCATTGTGATGTCCCCTTTCATCATTTTGGCTAGAAGCCCCAGTCAGGTTGCCGCCTACTGGGGTTTCGTCATTCTACACAATACTTATACTGGGTTAGCAAGCATCTGACGCAACCAAGGCGCGCCCTGCTTGGGGTTGGGGTCATGCAACACGCTGAAGGGATATGTCAGCGAGAGCACGTTGTCTTCTTGAAAACCCATGCTGCCATCTGGATTCATGATCTTCTTCTGACGCACACGCGATTGCTTGGCTTGCGCCAATACAGCAACGTGATAACGGCGCAGCTTTTGTGGCTCGCCGTTGCGCAGCAGTAGGCAGTAGTCACCGTTGACATTCACCTCGCAGAACTGAGCTTCGTTCTCGTTGTTCGGTTCCATCAAGATGATTTCCATCTCGTCGCGCATGAAGGCTTCTTGGTCGAGTTGACTGGTGCTGATCACGCGATCAGTGTCGATCTCATGGCCTTTGGCGGACATCGCCTCTTGTGCGTTTTGCACTTGGCCGACGATCTCGACTTCGTTCGAGTCGACTGTCTTCTTGCGTTCGTATGAATTGACGGGTGACTTTGACATGGTTGGGTCTCCAAAAAATTAAGAAGGGGTGACCACCCGAAGGTGGCCACCGGCAACTGCGATTAGGCAGTCAGGGGGTTGGCAGGCATGTCTGCCAAGTTGTAGAAGGTATCGGTCACACCGGTGGCAGACAAGTCTGTCGAGCCGGGAGTGAACGCGGTACCAGCAGTCAATGCGATGCGCAAGGCACCGATTGGGCACACGCCGTTGGGGGCGTCAGGGAAGGGCAAAGCCACGCGGCCTGCGGCCAACTCAGCAGAGTCGACGATAGGACCGGGAACGATCGACACAGCACCGGCGGTATCCAAGAAGATGCCGTAGATGCGAGTAGAGCCATTCACGCCACCAGTGAAGCCGCCATTGACAGCTTGGATGCCGCCAGCAGCAGCTTGGTACACGGTGGGACCAGAGTAGCTGATAGCGATGTTGTCGGTCGTAGCCTTGGTGTAGAAGCGGCCATCGATTGTGTAAGCGATGTCGGCGGTGGTCTTGATGGTGTTGGCGTTGGTGCCTTCGGCCAAGCCGGCGGAAGCCAATGCAACGGTCAAGCCTTGCGATAAAGAGAGGTTGTCAGACATGATTTATTTCCTTGAGAAAGTATTGCGAAAGATGGGGGCCGAAGCCCCCAGTCATCACAGACCAGACGCGGCGGCCTCGACACGCACCATCCAGTTTTCGTTCAAGCGCACAGCATTCTTGTAGAAGTTGGCGCCCACGTAACCGAACTGACCCATAGGGTTGGCGTGAGTGATCTGCTTTGCAGGCAGGTAGATAGGCTGGATTGCGCCCATGCCCTTCAATGCCACTTGGCCCCATGCCTCTTGTGCCACCACCATGCAGGGGTAGACGTCAGCAGTAGTGCCAGAAGTGCCACCGTTGGACAAGAAAGTGCCAGCAGTGATTGAGCCGCCAGCAGCCAAGAAAGGCTTGAAGTAGGGGCTAGTGACGATGCGGAAACGCTCGACAGCACCAACTTCGCGCTCGTGCACAGGCTTTTGGCTGCCGTACTTGGCGACAGGCACGAAGCCAGTCAAGTTACGGAAGTCAGCTTCCATGTCGGTGTGGATGAACACCAAGTAGCTGGGTTCGATGGCGCTGGTACCGTAGTTCACGGAGGCAGCCAACTTCTCAGTCACCAAGTGAGCGTGAGCGGCTTCGAGCTGACGGGCAGCTTGACGCAACTTGTTCAAGGTGATGGCTGTGTTCACTGCGCTACGGCTAGAACCGTTCGCGTACACAACGTTGGTACCGCCACGGACCACACCGTAAGAGATCAACTCTTCGATGGAGGCCATGTGCTCGCCAACCAACTTCACCATGTCGCCGGGGATGTCATCCTCGTACATGGCTTCAGCTTTGCTGGAGAGCTTCATCAACACGCCGTACTGCTGCACGGTCACTTGAACGTCTTGGTAGGCGATCGTGCGTGAGCCGGGAGTCGCACCTTCTTGCAACAGGTAGTTGCTAGTGGTGATGCTAGGCGCGCCGTTTGTACCAGCGTCGATAGGCAGAGCGCGACGGAACACCACGGTGTCAGTCTTGTTCTGAGGGATTTGTTTTTGAGTGCCGAAGGTGCTCAAAACTTTGATGGGCATGGCGTGCTTGAGCATTTCGCGCTCGGCCATGATGAGGTTCCGCGAGGGAACTAAGGAATAGGTTTGCATGGTTAGTTACCTTTTTGCTTGTCCAATTGATCGAGGTAGCTCCAGTACTCCTCCGGTGACATATCCTCTACAGCCTTGCCTCTGACTTGGGAGCCAGAGCGACCAGAGGGGATTGCCGCCGCAGCAGACAGTCGCTGGTTTCTTTGTGACGACACCGCCTTCGTCGCTTCGGCATGCAGATCGAGTAGTCGAACTGCGTCTTGCGGGCTTTCGCTCGCCGCAAGCATCTGAACCTCGCGTGGTTGGCGGTTAAGCCAGCCAGTGAATTCGGGCGTCTGTACACGATCCTGCCAACCCGGGTGCCGAACCTCGACGGCCATCTCGGCTCGCAAGCGCTGGATCTCCTCTTGGCTTACGCCAGCAGGTTGCTGAGGTTGCTGCTGAGCTTGCTTGAGCTGTTGCTCAAGTGAACCCAATCGCTCGTTCAGCGCTGATTCCATCGCGTCTGCGAATTCGGGATAGTCCTTCTTGAGGGCTTCCATTTTTGCGGGGCTTTGTTGTGCGTCGCGGATTTCACTCGCGCTCGGCGCATCGCCACCCTTTGCGGCGACCTGTGCTGCCACCTGTTGCTGTTGCTTCAGTTGGCTGCCCAGACCACCGATATGGCCCTCGGCGTTCCGCAGACGTTGCGTGACTTGGCCAAGCATTGACTCAAGTCCCGAGATCCGATCCAAAAGGATTTGCTCGCTTGTTGGCGCCTTGTCGTCATCGTCCTTGTTTGCATCGGCCTCTGGGGCGGGTGCGGGATCGTTGGCTTGGGCGTCGGCGGGCTTGTCCTCTGGGAGACCTTCGTCGCTTGGAGCTGGCTGCGCGCGGCCAGTTTCCTCTGCTTCGATTTGGTCCCAGATCTTCTGTGCTTCTTCTGTCGGGTTGACTTTTTCCTGTACTTGCATGTTTGTGCGTCTCACTTACTTGTGGTCATTGCTGACCGATGGTGTCGCCAACGCCAGATAGTTCTCCGGGGTCGACTGCGGGACTGGCGCTCGCCTCTTCAGCGAGGGCCAGAATTCTTTTCAGCTCGGCAATCCCACCTCGAATGCCGGCTGTTTTCTTTTCGTCAAACGACGGGTTGTCGTTCAACTTTCGTAGTTCATCGATGCGCTCATCAATGTGCTGCGAAAGTCGCTTCCAAGTGGAAGAGCGAAAGTCCTCAAGTTTCAAACGTCGTCTCCAAAAGAAAAGGGGCGCCCCGTCGGAGAGCGCCCCTTAAATGGCAATCATGAAAAAACCCAAATGAAAAAGGCCAGATGCCACAAGTGACACTGACCCGAGGCGAATAATACATCATTGTGATAGGGCGTGCAAGACATTAAATGCCGCTACCTTGATTTACTTTGATGGCCGCCTCTGCGTTGAAGAGCTGGCGCTCGTTGTCGATCTTCAGCGCCTCGAGTCGCTCGCGTGAAGCGATCTCTTCGCGGGTCAGCGTGGCGTCCTGATCCATCTTGATGAGCGCGGTGTCGCGGTCGATCGAGGCCTCGGTCATGGCGATCTCGTACTCGCCCTGCTCGCGCTCTTTGTTGTACTCGATCTGCTGAGCCTGCAACGCACGAGCCTCTTTGCCGTCTTGGATCTTGGCCATGTCAACCTCTGCCTTGATCTGAGCTGACGCCACGCGGGGGTCTTGTGGTGCGCCCTGCTCTGCCGCTGCGGCCTGCTCTTGCTCGACTTGATCCTCGGGCTTCATGATCTCCTCTGGGTTGATCTTGAATGCCTTGAGGATCGCCTTCAGCTCATCGCGCTCGCGTAGGTGCGGTGCGTAGCGTGCGTTGTTGGTGATGTTGGCCAAGTTCAACAGAGCTTGGTTCTGGATGTCGCGCTCGATCAGCGCGGTGGATCCGCGTGCATCGACCTCGAAGTCGCCTTTGATCTTTGGATCTGGATCGTTGGCCATCTTCCAGTCGTAGTAGCGGCTGATGTGTGGTCGAGTGATGCCGTCGTCGAATAGCTTCACGCGCTGACGCAGCACAGTGTTGGCGTTGTTGTAGAGCATGACCATGCCACCGACGGTCTCGGGTGCTGTGCCCTTCTCGCCGCCCATGAGCTGAGGCATGTTGGCCTCGCCGTCGGCGAACTGCATGGCTGCATTGGCGATGGCCAACAGCTCGTTGAGGTGGCTGTTGAACTCGAACACGCTGAATGCCTTGCTCACATCGTCGAGATCGTCCTTGGCCAGCCAGATCTTGTTGGGCACGATTTCGTAGCTGCCGTTTTGCGGAACAACCATGCCTCGCTTCATGACGATCTGGCCGCCAAGCGAGGTGCGCCCGTTGTCCATCACCTGACGCCAAGCGCTGTTGACCACTCGCTGTTGGTGCTCGAGCTCGTCTGGCAAGCCGTAGCCGTATGGGCTGTCGTCAGACTTGCGCCAGCACCACACATCGACTGGCAAGGTCTTGTCAGCGACCCATGACTCCATGGCGCCGACGATCTTGTCGTTGATCATGATCAGCACGCCGAAGCTGACGTCCTTCAATGGATCGCCTTCCATTTGGCTGGAGATGGATTCCATTTCCTCCGGCTCGATCTCGCCGTGGTAGGTCCACATCTCGTAGCTGTCTTCTTTCACGGTGTCGCGCAGCACACGCTGCTCGGACACGCGCAAGCGGTTGGGTGGCTGGCGCAGTACTTCGCGCAGCGCCTCTTTGTTGAAGCCGGGTAAGCCCACCAGTTGGCGGATCTCGCGGCGTGTCACGTTGCGGCGGAAGTAAAAGCCTCGGCCACGCTGGTGGTCGTTGCCGCATGCTGGGTCGAAGAACGTGTCCCATGGATCGAGGCGGCAAGACGCCGGCACGACGGACTCGTTGATCTGGAGCATCTGCGTGCCGTCCGGCAGGGGCAGCCACACCTTGCTGGTTTGGCGCGCGGGGAACGGGCCGTACATCACCATCGTGCCCAAGCGCACACCGTCCTCGACGCCCTTGCGGCTTTCGCCGTTGTACTTGCACTCGGTCAAGCTGTCGTCGATCGAGCGCTCCATGCCCTCTGAGGCCTCCTTGGCGGCCTCAACAATGGCCTTGGCCTCCTCTGCCACGGTGAAGCCCGTAGGCTCGCCTGTGGCTGGGTCCACGGTTTCGCGGTTGTCCTTGGACATGCCGGCCATCTCAGGGATCGGTGTGGGCTTGATGCCCCAATTGCGATCGTCGACGGGGAACAAGATCTCGCACATGCGAGCCACGGCTTGGTCGACCTTTGGGCGAACGATGTTGATCACCACTCGAGAGCGGTTGCCGTCCTGCGCCTTGCGGGCGGGCGGGCCGTTTCGGAGCGTGTTCTCAAACTCGCCCGTGCTCTCGGTCTTCTCGCCCCAGTAGAGCTGTGCGTTGCGGCGCCAGCGTTTCTCGACACCGCTGGTGGATCGATGCTGAACCCATTGATCGCGCATCTTGACAAACATGCCGCTGAGTTTCTCGACCTCTTGCTTTTGCATCTCGTCGAACTGCTCTGCGGTCATAACTTGATCGCCGACCATCATCGCCACTTCTTGTGGAAAGTCTGTTGGATTGTTCATATCAATATCCTGTTACTTCATCTAAAACCTGCCAATGCACGGCCTGCGCCATGACTGCTTGCTCGTCCTCTTCGTCGGGCCATGGCAGCGTGAGCGATGGCTCGTCCAGTCGTGCCAAGCAATCCATGCCGTCGTCGTATCGACCGACAGGGAACGTGGCGTACTCAACCTCGATGAGCTCTTGAATGAGCTCGT